AGCCGACCAAGGTGCTGCAAACATTGCAGCAGCACAAGCCAGAAAAGCTGAAGTCAGCTTGGCCAACAAAGCCATCCACAAGTTTGGTGGTGAAGATGCCGTAATCGAATTCATTGCCAGTGGCGGCACAATCTCCGCACTGTGCAAGCTATTGGGGGTCGGGAACACTACGTTTGACCGATGGATTGAAAAAGGTGGCGAGACGCGCAGGACCGCCTACGCGCGCGCCCGTGTGCGCGCAGGGCAGAGTTTAGCAGAGCAAACCATCGATATTGCAGACGCTGCAAGCCCTCAAGATGCGCAAGTGGCTAAGCTGAGAGTGGATACAAGGCGCTGGCTGGCCAGCAAGCTCTCTGAGGAGTTCTCAGACAAGCAGCAGCCACTGGTCAACATCGACCTTGGGAGCCTGGCACTTGATGCACTGCGCAAGCGCAGCGTGACAATCGAGTAAACGAATACCGAAGCATTCAGTCACTTTATACAATGGCCATTATGTTAAGTGGACAAGTAGTTATCCACAGAATTAAGTGCATCAAAGTATTACATCGACAGTTATGCACAGGAATCTGTGGATAAGGTTGGCCAAAATCCGTGGACAAGTCGGTAGTGGCCAGCTGGCGGTCGGTGGCCGCGACCCCCCCTTGGCCGGTTTGGCGGGGGCGACTGTGGCGGCACTAAACACCTACAAAAAAAATTTTCTAAAAAAATTTTGCACTAGTTAACAAATATGCAAAATTGTGCAAAAATGTCAACTTCACCAACTCAAACCTAAAACCCTATGCAAACGAAGCAAGCAACAGTCACAATTGATGACCAGGAGTGGATCGTCTTAGACACTGATGAGCCTAAAGACAACAAGGTGTTTTGCACACTGACAAAGCCAGATAGCACGATTATCTGGCACACATGGGTGAGTATCAACGACATAGTGGGGATTATATGAATATAGCGTTATTAACTAAAGTCAGGCAATTATTTAATGTTGATTATGTCCCGCGTAGTACAAATAGACATAATCAGAAACAATATATTAAAGCGATTAGATTATTAGGTGATAAGTGGTTAACGCACCCACATAATAAAATTCAGAGAATACAGTGAAGAGTAATTTTGTAAATAACCACATAAGACTTAACAGCAAGGTGCATGGTCATAAATTACAGTTGTGCAATAAGTGCAATCAGAAAAAGCCGCCAGAGGGTGGGGTTGAGATGAGTGCGACCAGGTGGTTGTGTGCATCATGCTGGACCGATAGGGTGACCAGTAAGAATTTAAAGCAAGTGAGGATGACATGACTGATTTATTGACGGCATTGCATTTGTCGGTGGTGATGTTGGACCTGCGCATTCGGATGATGGAGGCTATTGAGGAGGGGCGGTTTGACCTGGCGATGACGTATCACTTGCTGATACTGGTCAGGACTGATGAGCTTGCTGCACATAAGTGGGCGATGAGTCCCAAGGCGTGGGCCATCTATGAGACGATCCACCCATGAAAGAAAATGTTTTTGCGCAGTGGGTTGACCGGTATCAGCCTGATCCGGTTTTGTTTGTGCGGGAGGTTTTGGGGGTTGATCCTGACCCATGGCAAGTGAAGTTTCTAAATGCAATAGCGCGTGGGGATAGGAAGATAAGTGTCAGGAGTGGCCACGGGGTGGGAAAGAGTACGGCAAGCAGCTGGGCCATGCTCTGGTACTTTATGACCAGATCGCCTGTCAAGGTGGTGGTGACTGCACCGACAAGCTCTCAGCTGTATGACGCGATGTTTGCCGAGCTAAAGAGGTGGATCAATGCGATGCCTTTGCCTTTGCAGGGGTTATTGACTGTCAAGCAAGAGAGGATTGAATTCAATGCGGCTCCCACTGAGATGTTTATTTCGGCCAGGACAAGTCGGGCAGAGCAGCCAGAGGCTTTGCAGGGTATTCACTCAGAGAATGTGATGCTGGTGGCCGATGAGGCATCGGGTGTGCCAGAGCAAGTGTTTGAGGCGGCTGCTGGATCGATGTCGGGGCATAACGCGGTGACGCTACTGCTAGGTAATCCGGTGCGAAGCTCAGGATTCTTTTACGACACGCATACGCGCCTGGCAGATGAGTGGACCACATTCCAGGTGGCCTGCACTGACTCGCCAAGGGTCAGTGTCGAGTACGTCAAAGAGATGGCCATGCGCTATGGCGAGGAGAGTAACGTCTACCGGATCCGCGTGATCGGGGAGTTTCCCAAGGGCGATGATGACACTGTCATTGCCATGGACCTTTTGGAAAGTGCGGTGAATCGGGATGTCGCGCCAAGTGACTATGCGCCCATGCTATGGGGCTTGGATGTGGCAAGGTTTGGATCGGATAGGTCAGCGCTGTGCAAGCGCCAAGGCAATGCGGTGACTGAGAATATCCGGACATGGAAAAATCTGGACCTGATGCAACTGACTGGCGCGGTGGTGGCCGAGTACCAGGCGCTGCCACCGAGCCAGCAGCCGAAAGAGATTTTGGTGGATAGCATTGGATTAGGTGCTGGGGTGGTGGACCGGCTGCGGGAGCTAGGGCTACCGGCCAGAGGGATCAATGTGTCGGAAAGCCCAGCCATGGGTGGAACGTATAGGAATCTGAAGGCTGAACTTTGGTACAAGGCACGGGCATGGCTTGAGGCGCGGGACTGCAAGATGCCAAAGGATGAGGTGCTGATTGCTGAACTGGCCACAGTGCGGTACTCATTCACCAGCAACGGCAAGATCGCCATCGAGGGGAAAGACGAGATCAAGAGACGGGGATTGCCAAGCCCTGACAAGGCCGATGCCTTTGTCCTGACGTTTGCAAGTGATGCGATTGCAGGGATGTACGGCAGCACTGGCTCAAGCAAATGGTCCCAACCCCTGCGCAGAAACCTTGTCAGGGTTGCATAATTCGGGTATTGACAAACCAATGGGGGAAACCTATGAAGGCAATGACGAAAGCGCAAAAGAAGGTCGGCAAGGTGATGCACGAATTTAAGACCGGCAAGCTCCACAGCGGTGGCACTGGCAAGGTGGTGAAGAATCCACAGCAGGCAATTGCCATTGCATTGTCTGAGGCCAAGATCAAACAAAAACCCAAAAAGGGGATGAAATAATGGCCACCATGCAACGCACCATGCGCCAGGTCATGGACAACAAATCGGGCATGGAACAGCAGGGCAGTGAGCAGTCATGCCCCATGCCTACGCAAGACATTACCCTCAACCTAAAGAACCGCGCCAAGGCAATCACCAGCGCGGCCTATGGTCCTGAGAACCCCAAGCTGCCAAACAGTGCGTTTTGGCAAAAGAAGGCTGGCCAGTGGGATGTCTCAGCCGAGGATGCCAAGAAAAGCCGATGCGGTAACTGCGCGGCATTCAATGTGTCTGACAAGATCAAACAGTGCATTGCGCAAGGCATTGGCATGGAAGCAGACCCATGGGGAACAATCAAGTTGGCCGATCTGGGTTACTGCGAAATCTTTGATTTCAAGTGCGCAGCCAGCAGAACGTGCGATGCATGGGTAGTGGGTGGCCCTAATACGGGTGAAGAGACTGAAGACATGGAAGATGAAGGAGAAAAGGAATGAAAGGTTTGTATGAAAATATTCATCGAAAACGCGAAAGAATTGCTGCTGGCAGCAAAGAGAAAATGCGCAAGCCTGGGGCAAAGGGTGCGCCAAGCGCTGCTGACTTTAAAGCAGCGGCTAAAACCGCCAAGCCAGTGAAAAAGAAATGAAGACCCCAGCTTGGCAGCGTAAAGAGGGCAAAAGCCCGTCTGGCGGCTTAAATGCCAAGGGCCGTGCCAGTGCGAAGGCGCAGGGTATGAATTTGAAAGCGCCAGTCAAGGCAGGCGACAATCCAAGGCGTGCGTCATTTTTGGCGCGGATGGGAAATATGCCTGGGCCTGAGATGAAGGGCGGTGAGCCGACCAGGCTGCTGCTGAGTCTGAAGGCATGGGGCGCAAGCTCCAAGGCCGATGCCAGGGCAAAGGCCAAAGCAATATCTGCAAGGAACAAAAAATGAACGAATTAGAAATTAGCACCGACATTGCAGCCACCGAGCCAATGGATGATGCAGAGCTGCAAAGCATCATCACGCAAGACCTGACCGATGCCGTGAGTTATGTTGACAGTGATCTGTCACCCACACGCGCCAAGGGGACTGAATACTATCGCGGTGATTTATTCGGCAATGAGGTCGAAGGCAACAGCAAGGTGGTGGCCATGGAGGTGCGAGACACTGTCTCGGCCATGCTGCCAAGCCTGATGCGCGTTTTCTTTAGTTCTGAGAATGTGGTGGAATTTGCGCCCAGGGGACCCGAAGACACCAAGATGGCCCAGCAGGCGACCGACTACGCCAACTATGTATTCCAAAACGACAACAACGGGTTTTTGACCAGTTATGCGATTTTTAAGGATGCGCTGGTTCGCAAATGCGGCATAGCGAAATTCTGGTGGGAAGATGAAGAGAAGGTCCGGATTGAGGAATATACGGGGCTTGATGACCAGACCCTTGAGATGCTGATGCAAGAGCCTGGTGGTGAGGTCAAGATCATTACGTCTTACCCAGACCCTGCCATTGATGAGGCACAGCTCACAACTGTAGACCCCACCACTGGCCAGCCGATAGTTATGCCTGCGCCAATGGCCCATGATGTGCAGATCAAGCGCATCACAAAGGATGGCCGGATCAGGATCATGGCCGTGCCACCAGAGGAATTGCTACTGGACAGACGCGCTAGATCGTTTGATGACGCAACCATCATTGCCCACCGGCAAATGGCCACTGTGGCCGATTTGCTCGCCATGGGTTATGACCAGGATGAGATTGAAGAGAATCTGTCAACGACAGACTTGGACAGCAATGACGAATATTTGGCGCGTCAGCCACTGTCCACGACATTTGGCACAAATGACGCTGCCAATCCCATGATGCGCAGGGTTCTGTACATCGAGGCTTATTCCCGCGTTGACTATGATGGTGATGGCATTGCAGAGCTTAGAAAAGTCTGCTGCATGGGTGGTGGCTACAAGGTGGTGCGTAATCTGCCAGCCAGCTACATTCCCTTTGCTGACTTTCCCTGCGACCCAGAGCCACACACAAGCCCCCTTGAGGCCATGTCGATTTTCGACATTACCCGCGACTTGCAAGAGATCAAGTCGGAAATACTTAGAAACACGCTGGACAGTCTGGCCCAGTCGATCCACCCGCGCACAGCGGTGGTCGAAGGCCAAGTCAACATTGATGATGTCTTGAACAACGAGACGGGCGCAATTATCAGAATGCGTGCGCCTGGCATGGTTCAGCCTTTGGCGACCCCATTTGTGGG